CCCGGGTACCCTCGATGTCGAGAATTGCCTGTCCGGCTTGAGCGCCCAGGCTCAGCTGCACGCGGCTCAAATGAATCCGCGGTTCCCAGCGCATCAGGGCCATTGCCGTCGCGGCATAGGCCTGCAGGCGTGTGGCGTCATTGGTTGGCCAGTCGATCAGATCGACCAGTAGGCTGCCGTATTCGCGGCGCATGACACGCGTGCCGATCGGCGTGGTGAGGATGTCGGCGATCGACTGGCTCAACTGTTCGTTGCCGGCGATCGTTCGGCCGGTGGCCTTGTTCATACCGATCATGGTGTCGGCTCCAGGGATGTGCCTGACCCTGGCATGACGCCTTTGGTGCGGTGGTTCACCAGACTGATGTTTTGGGCGCCGGCAGTGACGTCTTCCGTCGCGCTGACCAGTCCTTCCACCGCCACATTGCCGATGATGCGCACGTCGCCGGTGATGTTGACGCCACCGGGGGCTGTGAGGTTGGCGGTTCCGCCGTCAGGCAAGGTGGCGGTGAGCGTGTGGGTAGCTGTGTCGTATTCAACGATTGCGCCATCACGATACTTGCGCCGATGGCGGGCGAGGTTGTTGTCCGGTGCCGGGAACTGGTCGCTGAAGATGCCGTAGAGGACAAAGCCCGTCGCTGGGTTGCCCGATGGTGAAAGCACCAGGCATTGCTCATCTGCGCTGGGCGGATCCCACTCGCTGTCGGTACCGGCCCTCGGGGCAAAGAATGGCAGCCAGCCGGTTACCAGTCCGCCAGTCTTCACCCGGCAGCGTGGGGCTTCCGGATCGATGTCGGCGATGGTGCCGGCACGGAGCAGGTTTTCGAGGCGGCGGATGAGATCGGTTGGGTTTTCCATGTCGCCGATGGTGACGCTCGCGCGTGCGAGCCGCATTGGTCGGTCCGTGTAGCGGGGCGTGCTACAGGAACCGATCAACCCGCGAGATGATCGATCACGGCGTTGCGGATGGTTTCGAGCTCCTGCTCGGTGAATCCGAGGAGTTGACGCGCTTCATATCGGACATCGGCTTGACCGCGTTCGGGACGGTCTTTCAGGCCGTACTGGTGGACACGCGCCATGCGAGCCACCCGGCCGAGGAACTCGACGGAAAAGCCGACGCCAGAACTCTGGATCTTTAGGTAGCGGGCGGTGCGCAGCTTGGTGAACATTTTCGACTTGATCCGCCCCTGCTTGCCCCGCAGCGTTTGCTTCGGCTTGCGTGGGGCAAACGCGGTGCCGTCCGGGTTGCGCTGAGCGGTGATCCGCTGTCGTTGGCTGCGGCGCAGCTCCTGGGCAAGGGTGCCCATAAACTTGCGGCGCTCGTTCGAATCGAGCCGGTTCAACAGAATGGTGGCCCAGTCCTCGAGCGCACTCAGGTCCTGGGTCACGGTTGGCCCCATTGAGCGAGAAACTCGCCATCAGAGGTCATCACCGTGACGCCGGCAACGGTGAATTGTTCGTCGTCGACAATGGGCTCGGCTGGATGGCTGACCACCAGGTTGCCGTCATCCTGCCGCTTGACGATGACCCTCTCGGTGAGCGGCAGCTTGATCGAAAGGTCGACCTTGCTGTTGTCCAGGACATCCGCCTCGAACACGATCGCGTCCTTGCTGCGTTCAAGGTTCTCCATCAGTTCGCGCTGGTTGACCAACACCCACGCGAACAAAGGGATGGCGACTGCGTCCGGGTGGCCGGCGAAGTCGGTCAGAATCAGGTTGAGGGTGTAGACATACTCGAACGACAGACCCGGGGCAGCGGTGCTGCGCATCGTGCCGTTATCGATGAACACCAACAGGCGATCGGGGTTGTGCTTGAGCTCGGGTATCGAGTCGAGCAGGTGTTTGCGCAGGGATTCGGGTTTGTTCATGGCTTTGCGGCCTGTTCGAGTTGGTGACGATAGACCATGTCGACCTGGGCGGCGCAGTCCGCCCATGCTGCCTCGGCGCGGTCTTGATCAGTGAGCAATTCGCCGTTACTGCTTGGGCGGGTTGCCTGCAGGCTGCACGGCACCACGGCCGGACAGCCACTGACGATAAGCGTCGGCGCCGGTGAGGGCGGGGCGCTCGCGCAGCCGGCGAGCAGCATCAGGCAAAGACTGGGCAGCCCAATCGCGTAGTTCGGCGTTTTCACGTTTCAGAGCCTCAATGTTGAGTTCGCGTTTTGCCAGGCCTTGGCGCAGCTGATCCTGCTGGGTGCGCAGAGTGGTTTGCGCGCTGCGTTCTTGCTCCAGGGTGGCCTGCAGGGTCTTGGCGGTTGCGAGGTTGCGGTCGGCGTCTTCGCGGGCAGTCTTGGCGTCTTGCGTTGCTAGTTCCGTGTTCTTGTCGGCAACCGTGATGCGCAGCTCTTGGGTCCAGATTAGCAAAGCCAAGGCACCCAGCAGGGCAACGCCGTAGAGGAACTGGCGCAAAGTACTCACGCGCGGTACCAGCCAAGTTTGTTCATATCACCCACATCCATTTGCTGCACCGGGCCGCGAATGATGATGACTTTGCGGCTTGGCATTTGGACGTAAAGCGCATTGATCAGCAGCTCCATGTCGTGCTGATCGCTGTCCGGTGGCACAACCAGCAGGTCGCCATCCTGGACGTTCAAGCGTTGTATTGCGTCGATATCGATCATGCGGCCTCCGGCATCGGGCAGCCGGCAGCATGCCGTTGATAGGCGCGCTGCAGCTTGGTGTCGTAGAGATTGCGTTCGTAGTCGGGGCCGTTGTACCCCCGGGCGAAAGTTGCCCACTTTTTGGCCCGAAGCGCCTTCAATAGCGCCGAATCTGCCTCAAGGAAGCGCACGAACGCCTCAAATTGCTCGTTTTCATCCTTGGCCATGCGGGTGGCGAACTCTTGCACGCTGGCATAGCCCAAGCGCACCGCGTGATACCCCATGATTTGGAAGCCGCCCCAACTGGCCGACTCCAGTGCACAGGTCTCGTCGATCAGCTTGGCATTGGCCATACGCTGATGTTCGGCCGTGCCGCCGACGTATCCACCGGGACGCGGGTTGACCAGGTTGGGCTGGCTGGCCGCGAGCTCGTCGGCATGGGCCGTGAGTTCAGCCACGTTGTCATCGGGGTGACGGGGCTTGGCGAGCTGGCGGTACATGATGTGCCGCTCGTAGAGGATCTTGGGCTTGCCGTTATCGAGGAAGCCCGAGCCCAGACTTTCCACCTCGTTCACCGCGAGAATGGCTGCCAGTTCGATGCCGAGCCGCGCTGCAGCAGTTGCCAGCGTGGAGTGGCGCAACAGGCAGGAACAATCTGAACCGGCCAATGCGGCGAGGGTCTTGGGGCCAGCGATGCCGTCACTGACCAGTCCGACTTTCGATTGATAGGCACGCACCGCGATTTCGGTGGCGTCGCCGAAATGACCGTCTACATAGAGGCCGGCGCCGGTTTGGTTGAGGCGTTGTTGCAGCACGCGAACATCCTGGCTGCGGTCGCCATGACGAAGGGTTGTCATACCTGCTCCACCTTGCGCTTGAAGAATTGGTTGGCCAGGGCGCGGGTGCCCTCGACGCCCAGCAGTCCGATCACACCGCCGAAGAATGGCGCCGTCGTCGCCGGGATTCCGAGCAAGGACAGACCGTGGCTGCAAGCCAGGGCGAGTGCGCCACACAACGGGGCTTCCAAGGCCACGCGGCGCAGGGTGCCGCCGCCGTACATGATCCGCAGGGCGGCGATAACGGCGGCGAGGCCTCCGGAGTAGATGGCGGGCCAGTTTTGTTCGAGCCAGGCCGCGAGCCAGGCCCAAGTATCCGGTTTGTCAGGCATGCGCATAATTCCGCTGTCCGAAGGTGGAGGTAGAAAGCTTGTCGGTGCCCAAGTGGCGGGCGATTTGAATCAGTCCCACAAATTCACCATCTGGCGCTGTTCGGCTTGTGGCGGTGCCTCGGGCAGTTGCACCAGGGCGCCGTGCGGCAGGATCGTTCCGTAGTCGGCCAACCCGGGGTTCGCCTCGAGCACGGCTTCGGTGACGCCCGCCGTGCGCCCATAGATCCGCCAGCAAATGGCGTCGACCGTGTCGCCCTGGTTGGCACGCACGCTGGTCGCCATCAGGCGTGTTCCCTGAGGTCCGGGGTGATCGGATCGGCGTATACAAACTCCCCATCAGGTGAAACCAGTGCACCCGGTGAGATACCCGTTTCCGGGATGCGGCAAACCGCCAAACCCAGCGGGTGCATGATTTCCCGGTTGATTCGCTCGAGCAGGCCCAGGCGGCTGATTTCGTTCCAGTCGATTCGTTTGCAATCAATCATCAGAGCAGCTCCACGGTGGCACGCGAAATGCCGCTCAGATCGCGCATCGCCCAGCGCGCATCGCGGCGGTATTCGTCAACGCTGGGGGTGATTTCGTCGGCATTGCTGTTGCCGTCGTTGGTGCTGTCGTAACTGCGGTACCGCTCGGCCAGCTCGGCACCGGCGGTGCAGTAAACGGCGCGCAGGTACAGGTGCACCGGACGCTTCATGTTCTGGATCAATGGTCCGGGAACGGCTCCCAAGCTGGTGTGGCCGAGTGCGCGCTGGGCAGTTTGGTACTCGCCCAGGTCGCGGTTAACGCTGAGAATTGCGTTGACCAGGGCAACCTCGAGGCGCATGGCACTGATGCTGGCGTCGAGACGCAGAGCGGCGCGCACGCTTTCACCATCGAGATCTGGCCACCAACCGTCATTGCTGATCGGATGGGGCTCGCTCGCGCTGGGAGTGGTGCCGTTCGCAATAAAGCCGCTCATGTTCTGGCTCCTGGCCAATCAATGCTTCGAATAGGTCGGCGGTGGTCGGGACTTCACAGCAAGGAAAGAAGAAAACCCGCTGATTCGTCCCGAGCCGCCGGGGTTGCGTGGGAACGCTCGGTTAGCTGGCAGGACCAGCGTGTTTTTTCAGGAGGCGATCAACGCGCTCCAGATCCTTTTTGCCGCCGCAGGAGGTGTGCAGCGCAATGGCGCGGGTGAGGTTTCCCCTCGCTGATCTGAGCGTCTCCATTAGCTCGGCAGTCGGAGTTTCATCCGTCACCTGTGCAGCCAACGCGCGGCCGATGGCTAGGTGCAACTTGGCGCGGGCTTCATCAGGCATGTCCCGCTCCCGCGTCAACTCCTCGGTGTCGAGCAGTGTTTGCAGGTCGAACTCGCCGCCGGCTTTCTGTGCCTTGAGGGCAGCCTCGGCCACCTCTTCGGCAATCAGGCAGCCGGTGCTGCGTGCAAAACGGTCGGGCATGATCAGGTTGTGTTTGAGCACGTAGCCCGCGATCTTCAAGGCATCGGGAAACGCACCGGCATCGATCGCCCAGACCATAAGGGTGGTCATCACTTCATCCTGGGCGCCGTTGCCACCGGCCAGGACACCTTCGATGTAGGGCTCGTAAGTCGGCAACAGCTGAATCTTGAGCGCGGCCTTGCGCTCATTACCCTCAATGTTCTTCAAGCGCAGGCGGTCCTGCAGCAGCTGGGCCAGTTGAAGTTCATAGGCCGTGGCTCCGGCCATGCTCGTCAAGGGGGATGCGGCGGCGGCCTCCAGCTCCGCGAGAACGCGGAGCCGGTGGCGCTGAGCGAGTGAAAGCGCCATGGCTTATGCCTCTTCGATGTTCTCGACCACAGCACCCAGACCGAAGTCTTCGATGACGTAGGCGTCGTTGGAGGACTGGTAGTCTGCGATGCGATCCCACTCCGGCTCGTCCTTGATGTGACGGCGGCGGGCGCTGATCTGCCAGTAGATCGACAGGTTCTTCAGGGTGGTGACCATGATCGCCTTGTCCAGGAAGAACGGCGCATCTTCGATAGGCAGGCCACCGAGGCGAGCCTTGGCGATGATCTGGGACGCCGCCAGTTCGTTCTCGTTGTCAGAGGCGCCTTCGATGTTGGCCAGGAACTTGGCGTGCAGCAGGCTGCGATCGACCAGGACAACCAGATCCGGGCGTTTGCGGTGCCATGGGTCCAGCAACTGGATGGCGTCATAGACCAGGCCATCAAGTGTCTTGTAGTCGCCGCCGGCGCCGATCGTGACCTTGCCCGCGACCGCACCTTCGCTCATCACGCGTTCCGGCGCATTGGTGCGGTACTTCTGAATCCAGCCGACGTTGACATCCTGCAGCAACGGGTTGGTCGCGCGGTTGGTGTCGGCAGCCGCACTGGTGCCGTTGAAACCAATCATGATGCGATCTAGCGACTGGCGTTCAACGATGGCACCCGACAGGCGTGCCTGGAAGTCCTGAAACTTGGCCCAAGCATCGAGCAGGGCATAGGGGATGGCGGTGTCGAAGTCGGTCTTTTTGCAGCTGTATGTGTCCTTGTTCAAGGAACTCACATCACGCGGCGTACGGGCCTTTTGGTTGGTGTCAGTACGGCCGGCGATGGAGCTGCCGACGCCGAGAACGATGGCTTCGCCGTCCTTTTCGTCCACGCCGATGACGTTGATTTTTTTCAGGAAGTCGCTGGCCTCCTGAATGGCGGTTTCCAGTTTTTGTTGCACCGAAGGGGTGACGGTGAAGGACTCCGCCGCCGAGCTGACGCCGTTGAGTTTGGCGACTTGTTGCAAAAGGCCGGTGTAGGCCTGGCGAGTTTCATTACGCATAGGGTTCTCCGAAGAAAGGCTGGGGTCAGAACTGGGTCAGCACTTGGTTTTCGCCACCGGTGACCGGCGGGCGATGCTGTTGGCTGTGATCAGCGGTGTTGCCGAGCTTGACCTTGAGGTCTGCAAACTTCGTTGCCAGCGCATCGTGTTTGCCGGTCAGCGCCTGCAGATCGGTTTGGGCTTTTTCATTGGCGTCGAGTGTGCTGCCCACGGCATCCGTCAGCTGACTGATCAAGGTGCCCAGTTCGGCAAATTGCTCCTGGTCGGCGTCGTCCTTGCCTTTGAGGCGGGTGAACAGGCCGTTAATTTTTTCCTTGAGACCGGAGAACACCTGGGGCTGATCGCTGACCTCTTCGAACTCCAGTGCGACCTCTTCGGCGGCAGTAAACAGATTGTCCGAGTGGGCTTTTCGGCTGGAGAGGGTGCCGTGCTGGGCGCTGAATGACAGCGCCTCGGTGCCCAGGCTGGCTGGGGTGTCGGTAATTGCCAGGCCCACTAGATAGGCCTTGCCGGTGTCGGCAAATTTCGGTTGAACCTCGATCGAGGTGTAAACCTTTTGGCCGGCCTTGTTCAAGGCGAGTAGGGCATCGTTCGGCTGGAGCTGGCCAAACAGGGCGAGTTTCTTGGCGCCGTTGATCTCGACCTCTTCAGCCTTCAGAGCCAACACGTCGCCGTAGGCACCGAACTCACCGCCAGGCCAGTAGCCCTTGATGTGTTCGCAGTTGATCCGTGCACCGTAAGTGTTGGGGCTGTACTGGGTGGCCATGTCTTCGATCCAGCTGCGCTCGATCTGACGGCCGTCGGTAGTCGCGCCTTCGACGGCGATGCGAGTCCACTTGGAGCGAAATTTCTTTTTCATGGGTGAGGCCTCAATGCGTTGGCTGCGGTGGCAGGTAGCGTTGAGGCCATGGTCGGCAGCGCGCGCACGGCGAGCAATGAGGCTGGACTGTAGCTGTCAGTTTTACAGGTCGCGGCGTTAGGGGCTTCGCGCGCGTGACGGCAGCATCTGCGTCATGAATGAAGCCGCCCACCCACCGATGGACCCTCGCCGCCAGGCCAAGTTTTTGTACTGGACGGGTTGGCGCGTCACCGATATTGCCGACTTCCTGAGCGAGAAAGAGAAAACCATCCACTCCTGGAAGGCCCGCGACGACTGGGACCGGGCAGACAACGTCGAGCGCATCGGTGGTGCGTTGGAAGCACGCCTGGTGCAGTTGATCCTCAAAGAGGGCAAGTCCGGGGGCGACTTCAAGGAAATCGACCTGCTGCATCGGCAACTGGAGCGGCAGGCACGCATTCAGCGGTTCCAGGGTGGCGGTACCGAAACCGACCTCAATCCGAAGTTGGCCGCGCGTAACGCTGAACCGAAGAAACAACCCAAGCGTAACGACTTCTCCGAGGATGACTTCGAGAAGTTGGAAGAAGCCTTTCGAGATGGCTGTTTCGAGTACCAGCTCGACTGGTATCGGTCGATGAACCAGCGCACCCGGATGTTGCTCAAGAGCCGGCAGATCGGGGCGACCTATTACTTTGCTCGCGAGGCATTGATCGACGCCCTTAAGACCGGGCGCAACCAGATTTTCCTGTCCGCCAGTAAGGCTCAGGCCCACCAGTTCAAGAACTACATGCAGGCATTCGTCAGCGATGTGCTGGGCCGGCAATTGACGGGCGATCCGATCGTGCTGGCCAACGGCGCCGAGTTGCATTTTCTCGGCACCAACTACCGCACGGCGCAGGGCCGCTCAGGCAACTTCTATTTCGACGAATTCTTCTGGACCCACAAATTCGAGGAACTCAACAAAGTTGCCTCGGGCATGGCGCTGCACAAGCACTGGCGTAAGACCTATTTCTCGACTCCGTCGAGCATGGCCCATGAAGCATACAAACTGTGGACCGGCGAGCGTTTCAACAAGGGAAAACCGACCGCCCAACACCTCAAGCTGGACGTAAGTCACGACGCTCTGGGGCAGGGCCGACTGTGCGAGGACCGTATCTGGCGCCAGATCGTCACGATCCTGGATGCCGAGCAACGTGGGTGCGATCTGTTCGACCTGGAAGAGCTGCGCTTCGAGTACAACCCCGAGCAATTCGCCAACTTGCTGATGTGCCAGTTTGTCGACGACGGCGCCTCGATCTTCCCGCTGCAGATGCTTCAGCCCTGCATGGTCGATAGCTGGGTGGAGTGGGGTGAGGATTACAAACCGTTCGCGGCACGTCCTTTTGGCGATCGGCAGGTCTGGGTAGGTTACGACCCGGCCGAAACCGGCGACAGCGCCGGACTCATCGTCGTGGCACCGCCGCTGGTACCGGGCGGCAAATTCCGCGTGCTTGAGCGTCATCAGTTCCGGGGTATGGACTTCGCGGCGCAGGCCGAGGCCATCCGCCAGGTGACCAAGCGCTACTGGGTGACCTACATCGGCGTCGACGTTACCGGTCTGGGCAGCGGCGTGGCCCAGCTGGTGCGCCAGTTCTTCCCGGCCGTCACCACGTTCAGCTACTCGCCCGAAGTGAAAACCCGTCTGGTGCTCAAGGCCTACGACGTGATCAAGAACGGGCGCCTCGAATTCGATGCCGGCTGGACCGACATGGCCTCCAGCCTGATGGCCATCCGCAAGACCATCACCGCCTCAGGGCGGCAGTTCACTTACACGGCCGGACGCAATGACGAAACCGGTCACGCCGACTTGGCGTGGGCATTGTTCCACGCCCTGCACAACGAGCCGCTGGAAGGGCAGACCGCTGCCAACACCGGCATCATGGAGATTTGTTGATGACTACCGATCTGGTTGAGGCGCTGCCTGCGCAGAGTCAGGCCCATGCATTCACCTTTGGCGATCCGGTACCGGTGCTCGATGGCCGGGAGATTCTCGACTACCTGGAGTGCTGGTCGAACGGGCGCTGGTATGAGCCGCCGCTGTCGCTGGATGGTTTGGCCAAGTCGACCCGGGCCAGCGTGTACCTGCAGTCGGGGCTCAACTTCAAACGCAATGCCCTGGCTCGAACCTTCATCCCGCACAAACTGCTCAGCCGCCAGGCCTTCGAGCAGGTGGCCCTGGATTTCATCTGGTGTGGCAACACGTACCTGGAGAAGCGCGACAACATGCTACGTCAAGCGCTGGGGTTGTTGCCGGCGATGGCCAAGTTTGTGCGTCGAGGCGTCGAGGAGGGGAGTTACTTCCAGGTGCGCGGCTGGCGTGACGAGCACGAGTTTCGCAAAGACAGCATCTGCCATCTGCGGGAGGCCGATATCAACCAGGAGATCTACGGCTTACCTGAGTGGCTGTCGGCCCTGCAGAGCGCCCTGTTGAACGAGGCGGCGACCCTGTTCCGGCGCAAGTACTACCAGAACGGCAGTCATGCCGGCTTCATTCTGTACATGACCGACGCGGCACAGAACGAGGACTTCGTTACGGACCTGCGTAGCGCCATGAAGAGCAGCAAAGGACCGGGCAACTTCCGCAACCTGTTCATGTATGCACCTGGTGGGAAGAAGGACGGCATTCAGCTGATCCCAATTAGCGAGGTCGCTGCCAAGGATGACTTCGGCTCGATCAAAAACATCAGTCGCGACGATCTGCTCGCGGCCTTGCGTATTTATCCACAACTGATGGGCATCGTGCCGCAGAACTCGGGAGGCTTTGGTTCGATGCGCGAAGCCGCACAGGTCTGGGGGTTGAACGAGCTGGAACCGCTGCAGGCGCGTCTGTTGCAGATCAACGAATGGCTGGGCGAGGAGGTTATTCGCTTCAAGCCGTTTGAGCTTGGAGAGGGGAAGTAAAACCCGCGCAGTGAATAAACGAGGCGACGAGCTGGTGTTGAAGCACCAGCCCGACGTCGTACCACTCGAGCATTCCGAGTGATCCAACCCAAGGCCTCGCCCCACTGCGCAGGGGGGCGGAAGCCTAAGCGAATCCAATAGCAGAGACAAGGATCACTTATGTCTACACCGATTTTCCCTTGGATGGGCGGAAAGCGCCGCATGGCCAAACACATCCTGCCTGAGTTCCCAGAGCACGAATGTTATGTCGAGCCGTTCTGCGGTGGCGCAGCACTGTTCTTCATGAAAGAGCAGAGCCATGTGGAAGTCATCAATGACTTCGATGGTGAGGTGGTCAACCTGTACCGGGTGGTGGCGAATCACCTGGAGGAGCTGGTCCGACAATTTCGCTGGTCGCTGGTCAGCCGAAAGATGTTTGAATGGACCAGCATGCAGATCCCGGAAACGTTGACTGACATTCAGCGGGCCGCACGGTTTTTCTACCTGCAGCAGCAATGCTTTGGCGCCAAACCAACGGGCCGCACCTTCGGTACCGCGACCACCTCGCCGCCCAGGCTGAATCTGTTGCGCATCGAGGAAAAGCTCAGCGAGGCACACCTGCGACTGGCTCGAACCACTATCGAGCATCTCGATTGGAAGGAATGCATCCGCCGGTACGATCGCCCGCACACGCTGTTCTACCTCGATCCGCCGTACTGGGAAACGGCAGGGTACGCACCTGGTGCATTCAACTTCGAGCAGTACCAGGTAATGGCTGAACTGGCGACATCGATCAAAGGACGCATGGTCATCTCGATCAACGACCATCCGCAGATCCGGGAGGTGTTCTCGGGGCTTCGGCTGAAGGAAGTACCGTTCAGGCACATGGTAGGCGGGCAGGGTGGTAAGCAGGCAAACGAATTGATCTACTTTAACTGGTAGCTTACAAGCTGTCGAAAAACTGAGTGTGAATGAGGTTGCACTCAGTTATTTCGTGAAAATCATACTGGTTATGATATGACCCAGCCCCAGCGAGAGCGATATATCTCTCTGTTATTCATGGCCGTCCATGTTCTATTTTCCCACATTAGCTTGTTAGAGTTGACTCTTAGGTTTTGAGAAAGCCCGTCATAAACTTCCTTGGTGATTCTAGTCGGATAGTCAGAACTGAGTTCAGTAAGCTTTGCCGCATGATTAGCGGCCCTGCCGACCCACACTAAATCATTGCTCCCGCGTACTCCCGTTCGCGCTGCGCGGAGATCACTTATATCGATTCCAACGTTATGCTCTATCGTGAAGTCTGTGGAGTAGTAGCCCTTCATTTGCGGCATGATTATATTGGTTACTGCCCATTTTAGCTTCAAGGCAGATCTCACGGCTCTATCGCATTTTGCGTCTCCAACAAAAATGGCCATTATGCGATCGCCATCATATGCAGTTATATCGCCGGATTCTGATCGTACTATTTTCGCAGCGCAATGTAGAAAAGACTTATATATCTCGGCGCTAAATTCCCACTTTTTTTCATCTACCATGTTGGTAGAGCCATTGAGGTCCGCGTAGAAGACGACAGCTTTCTTTAAAAGGATTGCCTTGTTGCCCAGTCCTACATTTTCAGGAGCTGGAACGACTCTTCCTTCTGTTTCTTCCCAGGCGAAAGTAAAAGTGTTCTTAGCTGCTGCATTCAATTCGTCCTTTAAGCTCATAAATATCCTTAATTTTCAAAGGGGCCCAGACTGTTTATATGATCCCTTAATGCATTGCACGCGGGAGCTATCGATGCTCCGGCATCACCACCTGGTGTGAATTTGTAACCGATGGTTGTTACGCCAGCCAGATCGCTTGGTAGCTTTAGTTTTTCAGCCCGCGGTTCCATCAAAATTGCCCTACGGCGTCCCAGTCGCCCCATGAAAAGGCCAAGCTCAAAGATGACGTTGTCCCTTGGTGCCGGCCATTCGTTTTCGCGGACGGCAACAAAATCATCTGCATGCGCGATAGCGATGGCAAAGTCTGAGTTGTCTACCTCGTCTTCAAGAGTCTGGAGTGTGTAGTTAGTTACTTTAAATACGCCTTCGCTCCAAAGAATCACGTCGAAAGGATCGTATTGAAGTGCATTTACAACTGCTCGAGCTATTTGAATTGCTTCAATTGAGCAGATTATAAAGATGCGTATTTTTTCGTGGGTTGGTCTGATAAGTTTGTTGCGTTCATATAAGCGTCGCATTAATTCTAACGCGATGCATTTGTACATTTCTGAATATTTATCAGCTAGTTTTGTGAAGTCTTCTTCTGTTAACTTTCCGACGAGACTGATTTCGGATGCCTTCACTTTTGCTGTTCGTGGCTGGGCGGGATCAATAGCGGCCATTTCACCAATATGATCATTGACTGCCCGTTGTGCAATTGTGCGGCCGTTAACAATGATGTCGAAGCGGCCAGCCATAATTAAATATATGTCATTGTCGCTGCCGCCTTGATCAATTAATGTGTCTCCGATATTAAGTTGCTTTAACTCGATTATATCGGCAAGCTCATCTGCTAATTCTGTATTTCCAGCGACAATTTTCTGCGTGCGAAGAGCTTGAACACGCCTCCGGCGCCCTTCAACTCCTTCAAATCGCTCGATCATCATTCAAGCTCCAAATTTGCTGGACGTAAAGGTGTAGCGTTCACTTTATTCATATGTCCTCTTTGGGTATATGCGTAGTGATTTTTTCCAGCGCCTCATCGGCTGCGACGTTCATCATTCGTACGTGCTTTTTCTCAAATACACCCATTAACGTAAAAGCACTTATCATCCCGTTGACGTGACCGTGATGCCAGCTTGCATTCTCTCTGGTGCCGACGATGTATTTAATCGATTCGCTGACGGCAGTCAGGGCCTCTTCCACATTGATAGGGGAGTTCAGCATTTTTCTACCTGGCAGTATTCATCGTCATCCAACTCCGCCGCCATGTCAGCGTCAGCCTCTGCGATCATTACGTTATGTTCCAGCCGGTTGAATTCGAGTGAGCTCAATAATCCGAGCTTTCCAAGAGTCTCAATCACGCCTCGAGCGTATCCCACAGCATGCAATGCCCCCAGGCCCCGATCATCTCTTCCAATTGCTGCGTAAGCATCCTCAATCACTGAGCTCACTTTTTCAGCGTCTATTGCCACGGTCTCACTAACGATCATTTTCATTCCTTGACTGATAAATTTTTTGAGTGAGTTTACTCCGTCCGCTCAGCATAGCGCTTTTACCAAACTGCGTGGACAGGGCTGTCTTCTACAGATTGATTCCATCAGACATTTCGTTATTTGACGAGGTCGCACGACGCTGTGAAGTTATGCGCACTACAAATATTGCTCTCAGCTATGGAGTACTGAGCTTGCCTTGGCGCGCGCCGTCGTCCCCCCGCCACGCCTGCGGGCTAAATAGGGCGCTTTTTCTGCACTCCCTGCAGGTGCTGCGACGCGGGCCTGGCTGGGCTTGCTCTGGCATTGATAGGAGTGAAAAAGCCTGCGAATCCCTGCGAGGGTAGGCTGTTTTGAGGGCGTGGTTGGAGCGAGGTCTCAGGGCGATTCTGAGAGGCGGCTCGGGGAAGGGGTTAGTTTTTGAAAATGGGTGAATGGCTGCTGTGCAGGCCCCGTGTTTGTTGGGCTTGGGCGCTAACTTTGGAGGGTTAGTTATGGTTAGGTTTGAGGTTAGTAAATTGCAAGGTGCTGATTTATAAGGGTTTTATTTACTGGGTTTTTAACAGTTATAAAGGTTAGGAAATTACCTCTCATAACCCTAAAGCTAACCTATGGCATCGACTGCAAAGCCGCGCATTACAAGGCTTTCAGGAGGATCGGCAAAAAACTAACCGTCCTAACCGTTTTCCGATGGGTCAACATGAAATGCCGAAAGCACCTAGGGGGTGGGTGCTGGCCAAGCCATCTGTTGTTTTGTGCGTGCAAACACACAAACGGACCCCAATACAGCCCCCAACTGATTGCAGTCACGTACATGCACCGCTGGAGGCCTTAAAAATAGTGGAGCGGGTGAAGGGAATCGAACCCTCGTTATCAGCTTGGGAAACTTACAGTCAGCGCTGATTACAAATATGTTATTCACACAAAAAGAAAAGGTGGCATCGCGCCACCTTAGTCTTGTCATAAGTTGGAAAGGCTAAAGCTAACCGTTAGTCAGCGTTACCTAGTAAAAACTTCGGAACTTGAGGGGCTCCGCACCATGCGGCCAAATTATTGTACTTGCTTGCTAAGTTTTGCGCTAATTCAATCCCGCTTTCAACTTTGTTTAAAAATGTATTTGTGGCAGTTCCAGCCTTCGATGCTTCTTCTACAAAAGTCTTTAGCTTCTTAAGAGCTGGCGAGTTTCTCGCCTCTTCTGGAGTTTTGTTGTTCTCCAAAGATAATAGGGATTTTTCAAGGTCTAGAAGTCTTAGTTGTATTTGTGGATCTGTCGTTGATAAATCCGATAAGATCGATAAATTATCGAGTATCTCAGACAGCGGTATGTCAACGTTATTGTGTATGTTTGAAGTGACCGAAAATGTGGGGTTGATGTCAATGGTAATGGGTGCGGAGCGCTGACTAAGAGAGTGGCCAATTAGCTGGGTCAGTGAAAGCACTTGTTCTCGATGGAATTGTATTACGTCTTTTTGATGGTCTATTCGTATTTCTGCGATTCGCAGCTCTTGTTTCAGTTCTATGATTTTTAGTTTGTCGTCTAAGAATTCTTCTGGAGTTTTCTCTCCGCGTACTACTGATTCATATTCTTCTAGCGCTTTTTCGATTATCTCTTTGTCGCCATTTTCAGATTCAATTATGAGCCTGACACATAGTCCTTCCTGCTCAATTCTCACCCTTGCTTTGGTATCTGGATATTTGTCCCGGAGCACTGTGCCAAAATAATTTAATATGCCTAATCCTGCTTGGTGGTATTCTGGTGGAAATTCTAATGATCTATTAATTATTACGTCGTTGGATGAGGTGTGTATGTTTGATTTCAGCTCGATTAGTTCGATTGGATATTCTTTGTCACTAATTCCAATTATTAGAAATGGGAAATTGTAGGAAAGTGGTTCCAGAGCTTTTAGTTCGTTGGCCATTCTATCGGATGAGAGAGCTCCCATAGGACCTGCTCTGTATCCTATATCGTTATTACTGGCGCTCATTACTGCTATAGGAATGGTAATTATGTTATTTTTTAAAGCGATCGGGGCAATTGTATACAGCCATCGATTGAATACTTCGCTATGACGGTGAAATCGAACGGCGATGCCAGATTTGATATGTCCAATCCCCCTTAGGGAAACAGGACTGTTGGCGAATCTACTATCTCGCGGAGACAATGCTACCCATCTTCTTTCTTCCAGACGTTCAGTAAGACTTAACTCTAATCTGGCGCGGGGGTTATGTTGAAAAGGCTCGCTTGGTTTGTCGGTAAGTGCAAGTGCCATATTGGCAATTACGCTTTGTATATCGGATATAATTTCTGGGTAATCGCTATTAAGGATTTTCCAGGCGTCTCCATAACTCGTGATGTGTTTGATGAACATGTAGGTCCTTAAACGTCAATGCTGAAATGCAAAGGTGAACACACCTAATAGTTTTCTTAGTTACTTCATATTGCGTTTTTTTACGAAAGCCCCGATTTTCCACGTCGCAGTCGAGCTAGACCTTGTTTGATAAAGCCAGCATTTTCCCCAATCGCCTCTAGTGCTCCACGAACGTTGCATCCGACATCCATTGAACCCTCATGCTCAACTCGTAGCGTTAGCTCCATCACTGCCGCTTCCAGGGCGAGCTGGTTGTGATAGATCCGTTCCAGTACGTCCGGGAGAGAATATTCGTCTGTCATAGCGTCGACTCCGTTCAACAAAGCTTAAGCGTAGTAGTGACATTGCCCACAACAGGCACCATATGCTGCGCGTTAGAATTTTGCTACGCCGAGAAGGAATCTAGAAGGCGAATTGTTGCAAGGAGATGGTACGAAATTGGTACAAAGGAGATAGGTATTTGCTGTAGGCCGCTATTTACGCAGCCTCTATTCTTGGTTGTTCCAATCCATCATCGGCGCAACCGAAAACCGGCGGGACAGCGGGGCGGGTGTAGCGTTGTTTACGGACATGGGGGATCTGGAATCGGTGAGGCTGGGAGGTGGGGGAGTTTATCAGGAATGGGCTTGCGGGGTGCGGACGTGTCCCAAGGTACTGTTTTCAACACTTCCTGCACCGGCGCTGTCGCAGAGTCAGGTTTCATCCTGCATGACCGAACTCCGGCATAGGATCAATCCCAACCCCTCTCCAAACTGCATCCAACTCCACAGGAATACGCAAAATGATCGCAAACCTCATCAAAGTTTCGTTGATCGCGGGTGCTGTGCTGTTGAGCGCTTGTTCCGGTGTGAGTACCGATCACCGTTATGTGGATGACTCGCAGTTGTCCAACGGCTTTGGCCCGGGGCCAACCCGTAGTGCCAGCCAGTTGAATTTCCATGGCAGTGCGCTGGGCAATAGTTTTGGTGAGTACAGTTCGGGGTTGCTGCATGACGATTGATCGGTGCAGGACGGCGCGATGATTGCGCCGTTCTGCATTCGGGGTGAGGGTCAGAGCATCCTCAAGCCTTCAAAAGGGTTCCAGCCTTGTGAGCCTTTGACCTGTTTCAGGTA